AGTGTACCCAGAAGGTGCAAGTTCAGGCGACAAATATTACTATGGTGATGCAATCATAACTGGTAGCAACATATCAGCATCTTTTGATGGAATGGTAGAAGCTGAAGTAACATTTACTGGAACAGGTACTTTAACTTTAGGAACTGCGTAATTAACTATTAATTAGAAAAGGAAGATATGAACGTAATAGATAGAGTGAAGGCACAATTTGAATCTTTAGGCATTAAAAAGATTGAGGTAGCTGAGTGGGGCGAGGAAGGCAAACCTTTAATAATATACTGCTCACCATTTACATTAGGAGAAAAAAGAAACCTATTTAAAGGTGCTAAGAATGATGACATTGGAGTATTAGTAGATGCAATCGTTTTAAAAGCAAAAGACTCAGAAGGAAATAAAATATTTAAGCTAGATGACAAGCTAACATTATTGAATAATGCTGATGCAAATGTTATAGCTAGAGTAGCAACAGAAATGTTGAATGGTGTTTCTTACGAGGAAGCTGAAAAAAAGTAAGATCTGATACGGAGTTATATTCTATACTTGCTCTTGGTCAGGAATTAAACAAAAGTATGGAAGAAATTTGTCTTATGACACAAGATGAATTTTATTATTGGATAGCTTACTTTAAAGTGAAGGCAGAAAAAGAGAAACTACATTATGGCAGATCAGCAACTAAACATAAAACTTAATGTTATAGATAATGCTACAAAAGCATTTACTGATGTAAAAAACTCAATCTTTAATGTTAGAAATGCTTTATTAGGTATTGGTGCTGGTGTAGCAATCAAGTCATTAATAGATGTAGGTAAACAAACCAATTCAATTAAAATTAGATTAGATGAATTGGCTAAATCTGGTTATGGTGGTGGACAAGCTTTTGACCAGCTTACAAGATTTGCAATTCAAGCAAAAATACCATTACTAGATGTATTACAAGCTTCTAACGATTTATTATCAGTATCTAAGTCTCCTGAGGAATTAGCAAGAAATTTACAAATAGCAAGTAATGCTTCAGCAAGATTTGGAATATCATTTACAGATGCTTCAGATCAATTAGCAAAAGCATTTCTTAAAGGTATAGATTCTGCAAGATTGTTTAATGATAGAGGAATTAGAAGTATAGATGAGTTTGGAAAATTTGCAGATGTATCTATTGGTAATCTTCCTAGTCTATTTGAAAAAGTATTTGGTGCTAACGGAACATTCGGCAAAGCAAATGAGAATCTTAAAAAAGGTTTAAACGGAACATTAATATCTTTAGATAATATATTTAAAGAATTACAAGTAACTATTGCAAAAGGTTTTTTTGATACATTAACAAGAGAACTTGGTGAATTAGAAAAATTCTTTATAAACAATAGAAAAGCTATAAATGACTTTGGTAAAGACATAGGAGAATTTTTAGCATTTGCAATACTAAAATTAAGTAGTGCTTTAGTATTTGTTAAAGATAACTTCCAATTAGTATTAAATCTATTCCTAGCTTTTTTAGCATTAAAGATAGTTGTATTTATTACAGAAGTAATAACTGCATTTAATGCGTTAAGACTTGCACTAATAGCAATAGATACAACAGTAGGAAGAAGTAAAATTTTAAAATTACTTGTAGCAATAGGTTCTTTAGCTGGTGGAATATATGCTGTGAAAGATGCTTTTGACGAAACTAAAGATTCTGTAATTTCTTTAAACGAAGAAAATCCTTTAGATTTTATGGACGGATTAGGAACTTCTGCTGAACAAATAAAAAAAAATGCCATAGATTTAGGTAAAGTATTTGATGGTGTTTACACTTCTAATAAAAACAATTTAACAACATTAAGAGAAGAATTATTTACTACTGGTGGTTTAACAAAAACAATTACTGATGGACTTAATACTGGTATTAAATCTTTTTCTGAAGGAATAGCAAGATCAATAGTATTAGGAGAAAATTTAAACACTACATTTAGAAAAATAGCACAAGATGCTTTAGTAAAAATATTAGCTAAACAGTTAGAATATTTAGCAACATTACTTTTGGATATTGCATACCAAAAAATTAAAACTTCTGAATTAATCAAACAAGCTTCTATATCTTCTGCTAGTTCTGGTGGTGGGTTCTTATCAACAATAGCAAGAATAGGTTTTAATGCTTTTGCTGGTGGTGGAAGTGTACCATTAGATGCACCTAATTTTTATAATCCAGTAATGGAAGCAGAAGGTGGTGCTGTTAGAGGTGGTATGCCAATAACAGTAGGAGAACGAGGTAGAGAATTATTTGTACCTAATACAAGTGGAACTATCGTACCCAATCACGATATGACAAATATGGGAACTAATATAACATTTAATATTCAAGCAAATGATGTTAGAGGTATTAAAGAATTATTAATTGATAATAGAGCAACCATAATTAACTTAGTTAATCAGGGTGCTAATCAAAAAGGAAAGTCTAACGTAATATGAGTGGCACATTCCCATCAAGTCCAGCACCAAGAGATGTAGCTATTAGTTCTAATCAAAATACTATTGTAACCACAACTGCTTCTGGCAGACGACAAGCAAGACAAATTGATGGACAGAAATTTAGATTAAGACTTAGATTTCCAGTTATGACTAGAAGTGAGTTTGCACCAATACTTGCCTTTATAATGAAACAAAGATCACAAATGGAATCATTCCAATACACTCCACCAACTATTGATGATGCACTTGGTTCTGCAAGTACAACTATTTCACTAAATGGTGCTATTAGTGCTGGTGTTACTACTTGCTCAATAGATGGTATGGGAAACAATTTAACTGGTGTAATTAAAGCTGGAGACTTTTTTAGATTTACTGGTCAAGCAAAAGTTTATATGTGTGTAGCTGATGTTGATTCTAATGGTTCTGGTGCAGGAACATTAACATTTGAACCACCATTAAGAGCAAACGTATCTGACAATGCAGTAATCATTTATGACAATGTAGATTTTACAGTTGGACTTACAGGAGATATTCAAGAATTTACTATCGGTACAGAAAACTATTTCCAATACGAAGTTGATTTAATAGAGGTACTGTAATGACAAGATCATTAACTGCTGGAGTTATAGCCGAGATAGCAACTAATAAACTCAATCCAGTAGAACTTATTTATCTAGGAATTAGCACAGGAACTTATTACACAGATCATTATAAAGATTTAACCTTTGATGGAAACACTTACACAGCTTCATCATTATTCTTAGGTAGTTCAGAAGTACAAGAAACTGCTGATGTTTCAGTAAATACATTAACACTTAAATTTTCAGGTGCAGATACAACAATCATTTCTTTATTGCTTAACAACAACTACATGAATAAACCTGCAAAAGTTTATAGAGGTTTTTTAAATGACAGTCAGGCATTAATAGCTGACCCATTTCTTTTATTTGATGGAAGAATATCTAATTTTGCTCTTGAAGAAAATGCTACTACATCTTCAATCAACATAATTATAACTTCTCATTGGGCAGATTTTGAAAAGACTTCAGGAAGAAGAACTGCTGAGAACTCACAGAAACTTTATTTTCCTAATGACAAAGGTATGGAGTTTGCAAGTAAGACAGCACAAAAGATTAAGTGGGGTTCAGCATAATGAATGATTTGTATAGAATAATACATTTATACAGACAATTTCCTAAATATGATAAATTTACTTACAAACAATTAACTCAAATGATTACACCATCTTTAAACTTAGATCAGTACCAAATTCATAGAATAGGCAATCAAGATGTTGGATTTACTAACTGGGCTTATTTAAGTGATAATGTTGAACAAAGATTTAAACTTATTGGTAGATTAAAACCTAATGAATGGAATTGTGGAGATAATATTTGGGTTATGCAAGTAATTGCAAAAAGCCATGTTAAAGAAATTATGAAATGGGTTAAAGATTATTTTAGAGATAAGATTGAAGTTAATGAATCTGTTAAATGGATTAGAGCAAATAATGATTTTCAAATTTATAGAAGATCAGAAAAATACAAAAGGGAGTTTCATATTTAAATGGGTGAAGCAATAGTAACAGCAATTATAACTACCATAATAACTACTGCAATAAGTTATATTATTGCACCTAAACCAAAAGCACCAAGATTTAATTCGCAAGACGAAGCAAAAGGAACATTAGTAAATAAAGATTCTAACAATAATCCTATTCCTGTTGTTTATGGCAAAAGACAAGTAGGATTAACTAGAGTATTTGTTGAAAGTTCTGGTGCTGATAATCAATATCTTTATGTGGCTGGAGTTCTTTGTGAAGGTGGTGGTGCAGGAATTACTGCAATAGATGAAGTTTATGTAGATGATAAACTAGTTACATTTGATGGTGCATTAACTGATGGAACTATAAGAGGAGTTTCTAGTGGAGATGCTAATTATTATAAAGGTGGAGAATCTTTAATATCTATTCAATCATTTTTTGGATTAGATAATCAATCAGCTTCTTCTTTACTTGATGAGACTACTAACTGGACATCAGATCATAAATTATCTGGTCTTGCTTATGTTGCTTTACGTTTTAAATGGAATCAAGATGCTTTTAATGGATTACCAGAAGTTAGAGTAACTGTTAGAGGTAAAAAGATTTATGACCCAAGATTAGATTCAACTAAAGGTGGTTCTGGTTCTCATAGACAAGATGATGCAACTACTTGGGCTTATTCTGCAAACTCATCATTAGTTCTTTTAGATTATCTAAGAAACAGCAGATATGGAAAAGGATTACCTAATGATGCTTTTGAAACAAACTACGATTCATTTAAGACTTCTGCAAATACCTGCGATACACAAGTTACACCTTATTCTGGTGCAGTAAGCGATATAAACTTATTTGAAACAAATGCAGTTATAGATAGTGAGAAAAAAGTATTAGAGAATGTAAGAGAATTGCTTGTACCAATGAGAGCAATCTTTAATTACACACAAGGTAAATACAAAGTTATTATTGAAGGAACAGGAAGTTCACAATTATTATTAACTAAAGATAATGTTGTAAGCGAAGTTAAATTACAAGGCGAAAGCAAATCTGAAAAATATAATAGAGTTATAGGAACATTTACAAACCCAGAAAAAGATTATCAATCAGATACAGTTTCATATCCACCTTATGATGATTCTGCATTAGACCCAGCAGATCAACACTCAACAATGTTAAGTGATGATAATAATACTTTATTAGAGAGAAGCTTTGATATGTTACAGGTAACTTCTCCATATCAAGCAGAAGAAATTTGCGAGAACATATTAAAGAGATCAAGAAACAATTTAAAAGCAGAAGTAACAGTTACATCAGAAGCACTTAACTTATCTATTGGAGATATTGTAACAGCAACGTATGAGACTGCTGGATTTGTAAATAAACCATTTCGTGTAATGTCTTTAGCTATTAATTCAGATTCAACAGTAACTCTTGGACTAGAAGAACATCAAGATAACTTTTATACTTGGGAAGAAAAAGGCGAAGCACCTACAATAGCTGATACTGTGCTTCCAAATCCTTTTTCTGTATCTGCACCAGCTTCAGTTACTTTAGATGACCAACTTATTGAATACTCAGATGGAGTTGTTATTACTGCTCTTGATGTAACTATTGGTGCATCAACAGATAACTTCGTGGACTATTACCAAGTAGAATACAAACTAAGTACCGATACTGACTACATTGTATCTGGTCAAGTTAAAGGATTAAATCACAGAATACTAAACGTAGTAGATGGATTAACTTATAACGTAAGAGTAAAAGCATTTAATACATTAGGAGTACAATCTACTTATACTTCAGCAACAAGAACTATTGTTGGTGGAATTGCACCACCTTCTGATGTAACAGATTTCTCTTGTAATATTATTGGTGGAGATGCACATTTATCTTGGCAACAAATTAGTGATTTAGATTTAGCACATTATCAAATTAGATATTCAACATTAACAACAGGTGCTTCTTGGGGTAACTCAGTTTCTTTAGTTGAAAAGGTTGCAAGACCAGCTACTTCAGTAACAGTTCCAGCAAGAGTAGGTTCATATCTTATAAAAGCAGTAGATAAAAATGGTAACTATTCTTCTAATGAAACAATCATTGAAACAAATGTATTAGCAATAGGAAACTATAATGCTGTTGCAAGTCAAACTGAATCTCCTACATTTTCAGGAACTAAAACTAATGTAATAGTTTCTGATGGAACATTAAGATTAGATTCATCAGAACTTTTTGATTCTGCAATAGGAAACTTTGATGATGCTACTTCATTCTTTGATTCTGGTGTAACTGCTTATGATTTATATTCTGAAGGAACTTATTTATTCTCAGCACCAATAGATATAGGTGGAGTTTATACTTCAAGAGTAACTGCTTCTATTACACAAACATCAGATAACTTAGATGATTTATTTGATTCAAGAACTGGAGATTTTGATGACGCACAATCTAACTTTGATGGCGATACTCCAGCTAATTGTAATGCTCATATTGAGATTGCTTTATCAAATGACAATATAACTTATACTTCATTTAGAAACTTTGTTGTTGGCGATTACACAGCTAGATATTATAAATTTAGAGTAACATTGAGGTCTTTTGATTTATCATCTACTCCAGTTATTAGTGCTTTATCAGTTAGTATAGATATGCCAGACAGAATATTTAGTGGAAATGATATAACTTCAGGAACAGGAACTTATACTGTTACATTTACTTTGCCTTTTTATTCAAATTCTTATGCAGTAGGAATAACAGCACAAGGTATGAACACAGGAGATTACTTTACAATTTCAAATAAAACTGTTAATGGTTTTGATGTTGCTTTTAAAAATAGTAGCAATAGTGGAGTATCAAAAGTTTTTGATTATTTAAGCAAAGGATATTAGATGGCACAACATAGTGATTATAACATAGCAAATCAGGGTTTCCCTGCATTTAGAACAGATTTAAACAACGTACTATCAGCAATCAATACATTAAACTCAGGAACATCTAGACCAGCTTCAGCAGTTGCAAATTCTCTTTGGTTAGATACAACAACTTCTACTGCACCAACTTTAAAATATTATGATGGTGCTGATGACATATCACTAGCAACTATTGACCATGTCGCTAATACAGTAAACTGGTTAGACTCTACAGTATCAATTACTGGTTTATCTACAACTGCAACAGGAACAGTTTTAACACTTACAGACACTCACCTTAATTCTACAGTTTCAATTAGATTACCAAATGCAACAGCAATCTCAGATGATTCAGGAAATGAATATCTTAAATTTGCAAAGACAGCATCAGCAGTTAATGAAATAACAATTACAAATTCTGCTACTGGAAACTCTCCTGATTTATCTGTAACTGGTGGAGACACAAATATTGGATTAAGCATAACTACAAAAGGAAATGGATTAATTAAACTTAATGATGGTGCATATTACCCAGAAGCTACACTTACAGATGGTGCAACTATTACTTGGGACGTATCTGCATCTCCAGTTGCTAAAGTAACTCTTGGTGGAAACAGAACTTTATCTGCACCGACTAATGGTGCTACTGGACAATTTGTATCATTACTTGTTATTCAAGATGGTACAGGTTCAAGAACATTAACTTGGAACTCAGCTTATGAATTTGCTTCTGACACAGCACCTACACTTACAACTACTGCTAATCTTGGAGACTTATTTACTTTTAGATACAATGGCACTAAATGGTTAGAAACTGGTAGAAACCTTAAATTAACTTTATCTTAATATGTACGCACTAGTAATTAATAACGAAATAGTAAAAGTATTTGCAAACCCAGAAGGTTTTACTTTAAACGATAATCAATACTCATCTCAAATATTTACTGCTTGGTCTAAAGAAGAAAAACAAGCAATAGGTATTTATGAAGTTGAAACAGATTCTACTAATTTAAAAGATGAATCTTATTACAATAATACTAATGAGATATTTGAATTTAAAAAAGGTAAAGCAATTAGAAAATGGGGAACTGCAACTCCTAAACAATTAGAAGATGTTAATGCTACTGATGAAGATGGAGAACCAGTAATTCAAGATGGCAAACAAGTAGTTATTAAAGGTTTAAAATCTCAAAAAATACAAATCGTAAAACAACAAACTGCTGGACTATTATCGTCTAGCGACTGGTATGTAACTAGAAAAGCTGATACTGGAACTGCTATACCACAAGAGATACAAGATTTTAGAAATCAAGTAAGAGAAGTTAGCAATCAACAAGAAACACAAATAAATGCTTGTACTACTGTAGAACAACTGAAGGCATTGTATTCTTATGTAAATACAGGCACAGAACAATCTCCAATCTACACTAGACAGTTAGCAGAATTTCCACGAGGTAATTAAATGCCATTTGTTATATTACCAACAAATAGTGCTTCTGGTGGCTATGAGATAACTAATTCATTAAGATTTAATTCTGGTAGTTCTGATAAATTAACAAGAACAACTGGTACTCCAACAAGCCAACAAAAATTTACTTGGTCTGCTTGGTGTAAAAGAACAAACTTAGGAACTTATAATATAATTCAGGGATTTTATACTGATGCAAATAATTATTTACTAGTTGCTTTTTCAAGTTCAGATAAAATTGATATTATAAATTACCCAAACTCAACAACAGCTAGAAAAATAACAACTCAAGTATTTAGAGACCCATCAGCTTGGTATCATATATTAGTTGCAGTTGATACAACACTTGCCACAGGAACTGATAGAATAAAATTATATGTTAATGGAACTCAAGTAACTGCATTTAATACAGACACAGCACCATCTCAAAACGCAAATCTTTTAACAAATGCAACAACAACAGCTATTGGAGTTGGTGAAGGTGGTTCAATAGGTTATTACAATGGTTATATTTCTGAAATTTATTCTATTGATGGTCAAGCATTAACACCATCATCATTCGGTGAAACAGACGAAGATACAGGAATATGGAAACCAAAAGCATATACAGGTACTTATGGAACTAATGGCTTCTACCTGCAATTCAAAAACTCAGCATCTCTTGGTACAGATTCTTCAGGAAACGGAAACACATTCACAGTAAATAATTTAACTTCTATTGACCAGACTACTGATACTCCTACTAATAATTTTGCTACTTGGAATCCTAATTTAGCTACAAATAGTACAATGACTTTAATAGATGGTAATACAACAGGTACTACTGCAAGTAATTATGCGGCAGGTGCAAGTAATTCTTATTTTTCAACAATTGGATTTGACAAAGGAAAATGGTATGCAGAATTTAAACTTATATCTGCTACTGTTGACCAAGCACAAGTAGTTGGTGTTGGTTATGATTTATCAAAACATCAACAAGGTACTAACTCCAATGCTTACAGTCTTTATGATATATCTGAAGGTTGGGGTTATATTGGTGCTGAAGGTAGAGTAAAAAACAATGGTTCAAATGTTTTAACTGGACTTTCACTTTGGTACACAGGAGATATTGTATGCGTAGCTTTAGACGTAGATAATTATAAACTTTATTTTAGAAAAAATGGTGGTTCTTGGGAAAACTCAGGAGTACCAACATCTGGTGCGACAGGAACTGGTGCAGTATCTTTAACATCTAATCAAACTTATTTCTTTTCAATTAGTGATGTTTCTTTGGCTAACACTTATACGTTCTCAGCAAACTTTGGTAATCCAGCATTTACTATTGCTTCAGGAAACACAGATGGTGCAGGATTTGGAAATTTTGAATATGATGTACCTTCTGGCTACTATGCACCTTGTACTAAAAACTTAGCAACATTCGGATAACAGATGCCATACGCAACAATAGATTCTCCAAATAAACATTTTGATACTACAACATATACTGCAAATGGTGGTTCTCAAACCATAACAAATAGTGGTTCAATGCAACCTGATTTTTTTTGGGGAAAAGTTCGTAGTACAACCAGTAACAATATTCTTATTAATTCAGTAGTTGGTGTTTCAAAATATTTATATTCAAATACTACTGGGTCTGAAGTTACTGACGCAAACTATTTTACAAGTTTTAACTCAAATGGATTTTCTGTTGGTTCTAATAATTATTCTAATGGAACAACAATGGTTGCGTGGCAGTGGAAAGGTGGTGGAACTGGAGTATCAAACACAGCTGGAACAATATCAAGCACAGTATCAGCTAATACAACAAGTGGATTTAGTATTGTAACTTATACTGGTAATTTAACTGCTGGTGCGACTGTTGGTCATGGTCTTGGTGTTGCACCTTCAATGATTATTATTAAAAACAGAAATTCTGCAACTGAATGGCTTACATATCATAAATCATTAGGAAATGGTAAATATTTAGCATTACAATCTACTGCCGCACAAGCTGGTTCTGTTACAATTTGGGGAACAAGTTCAACTACATTTACACTTGCTCAAGCTTATGGTGATTATAATGGAAATGGAAATTCTCTCGTTGCCTACTGCTTCGCTGAAGTAAAAGGATTTAGTAAATTTGGTTCTTACACAGGTAATGGAAATGCTGATGGAACATTTGTATATACTGGATTTACTCCTGCTTTTTTAATTTTTAAAAGCAGTTCTTTAGGAACAACTAATTGGCAGTTGCTAGATAATAAAAGAAATACATTTAATCCTCAAAACAATCATTTAAGACCAAATGGTTCTGGTGCTGAATTTACTAATTATCCTGTTGATTTTTTAAGTAATGGTTTTAAATTTAGAAATACTGATGGAGACAACAACCAATCTGGTGAAACATATATTTACATGGCTTTTGTAAGTTCACCATTCGTGAGTTCTAAGTCAATACCAACTACTGCAAGATGATCTGGTTTATTTTAGGAACAGTTCTTGGATTATATTTAGAATGGAAGTTTGAAATCGCCAAACATCTTATAGAATCAATTAAGATTCACCTAAACTTGAAATAATCAAGTTAATCACCATATCTTTTAAAACAAACGGAGATAACAATGCTAAACTATTCAGACTTTAAGAACTATTGGTCTAAATTCTATGCAGATGCTTTTGAAGATGTAAAAACATTTTGGAAAGACTATGCTAAGAACGTAGAACAGTTCTATAAAAAATAACTTTATTAAAACACAATAGTTTGATATTAGTGCATAAAATTTAATGTGCATTTACAAACTTTGGATTGGTGGTTGTGTCTTGCTAAAGTCTTGCAAATGCTTAAAAGACAATGGCAAGAACACAGAACGAAGAACTAATATCTCTAAAGGGACATATCACAGGAATTAAGAGAGAAGTTAAATTACTTGGTTGCTCGGTTTATAAACTAGAAAAGAAACTAGAAACTCTATTCTGGTCTATATTATGTGGACTTGGTGCTTTATCATTGGCTTTGATTACTATTTTCTTAGCTAAGTAGCTATTGCTTATTTTAACAAATACAACTAGTAGGTAGTTATGGACACAAGAAGGATTCTGGTTATTTCAGATTTGCACCTGCCTTATCATAGGCAAGATTCTTTTGATTTCTTAAAAGCATTAAAGAAGGAATACAAACCTACATTCGTAATGTCCATTGGTGATTTGCTAGACCACCACGCACTTAGCTTCCATGATTCAAACCCAGATTTATTTTCTGCTGGACACGAACTTGCTAAAGCAAAAGATTATGTAAAAGAATTAGAATCAATATTTCCAGAATTAATTGAAATAGATTCTAACCATTCATCAATGGTTTATAGACGAGCATTAAAACATGGTATGCCTAGAGCTTACTTAAAAGAATACGGAGAATTTTTAGGAACTAAAAAATGGAAATGGATTGATGATTTAACAGTTACCTTACCTAATAAGCAAAGGTGCTTATTCACTCACGGAAGATCTGCTGATGTTTTAAAAGTTTCTCAAACCAACGGAATGAATTGTGTTCAAGGACATTTTCATACTAAATTTAAAATTGAATACTGGGCAAATCCAGATAACTTATTTTGGGGTATGCAAGTTGGTTGTTTAATAGATCAAAAATCTTTAGCTTTTGAATATGCAAAGAATTTTAAAACTAGATTTATAATAGGAACTGGTTTAATCATAGACTCACAACCAAAATTAGCACCTTGTGTTTTAAATAGAGATGGCAAATGGATAGGCAAGTTAGTTTAAAAGAATTACTATTTAGCGAAACAGCTACAAGACTTGGAATAGACAATACTCCAACTGACCAAATTCTAATTAACTTACAAACATTAATCTACGAAGTTATTGAACCAATCATAAATCAATTTGGCGACATCAAAATAACATCTGGTTATCGTTCTCCTGCGTTATGTAAAGCCATAGGAAGTTCTCCAACATCACAACACGCATTTGGAATGGCAGTTGATTGCGAAGTTCTAGGAGTGCCTAATAAAGAACTTGCTGACTGGGTAGTTAATCATTTAGAATTTGACCAAGTAATTTTAGAATTTTGGAAACCAGAAGAAGCTAACTCAGGTTGGGTTCACATCTCTTACAATAAAGCTGGTAATCGTAAAATGTATTTAAGAGCATACAAAGCAAATAATAGAACTGTGTACGAGGTGTTATGAAACCATCTGAAAAGCAAATAGGTGGAGATCATTACAAGGATATGAAAATATCTGTATCTGAATATGTTTATTCTAATCAAATAGATTGGTATGCTGGTAATGCTATTAAGTATTTAAGTAGATATAATAAGAAAAACAAAGACTTATCTAAGCAAATAGAAGATCTTAATAAAAGCATACATTATATTCAACTTTTAATTGAGAAAATAAGCAAGTAAATACAAGCTTGTTATTGCAACATCAAATCACCTCTAAAATGCCATTTAAACTGCATTAGAACGCATTAGGCGAGTTTTATACACACTTTTTTTGCTAAGCTTGTTTTTTTATTGCAAGTAAGGAAAATGCGTTTAAATAAGAAATTATGAAAATAAATAGAGAAATCAAGCTAAAAGAGTGCATATATTGTGGCGATATAGCTAATCATAAGCATCATTATCAAGAAAGTGTATCTAATTCTGGTAAAAAAAGACTTTACGCAAGAGCAGAAGTATTACCAGCTTGTTCTGAATGTAATGAATTTCTAGGAACAAAAAATCCTGAATATCCTGAGTGTTGCTTATATCTTTATAACAAAATTAAAGACAAACATTCTAATTTTTTAAAACAACCAGATTGGGACGAGGAAGAACTTGAAGAAATGAGTCCAAGATTTAGAAAAAATATTATTGCACATATTAACGAAAGAAACATACATAAAAAAAGATTAGATAATTTAATTCACAATTCTGAAACTTATGAAAGTTATGAATATCTGAGAATGATGCAAAACATTTAGATTGTTAAATTAAAGCTAAAAATATAAAGTAGAACAAATAACGAACTTTAAAGGATACAAATGTCAGCAAATACAATAATAACAACAATAGACCAAGATTTTACACCATTGGTTTATAGTGTTACAACTTCATCTACACAATCAGCAGTTATAGTTACTGGTTCTGGGCTAGTTAGAATAGCTACAAAAACTTGTGAAGCACATATTAAATTCGGTGCAAACCCAACAGCAACAACATCAGATATTTTAATACCACCAAATTGGGTAGAAATATTTTCTTTTAAATCTGGTGATAAAATAGCTTTTATTAGATCAGGTAGTGCTAGTGGCGATATTTCAATTTGTGCAGTAGATTAATATGATTCCAGCTTTAGGTGCTTTTGCACCACTATTAAATACAGTTTTTAAAACAATAGAAAAATCTATTCCTGATAAAGACTTGCAAGAAAAATTAAAAGCTGATTTGAATATGCAACTTCTTACTTCTGGTACTGAAGAATTAAAAGCATCTGCACGAATAGTTGAAGCAGAAGCTAAAGCAGGTTGGTTTGCAAGTTCTTGGAGACCACTTTTAATGTACATCTTAATCGGTATCTTAGTTCTTAACTATATTATCTCTCCTATTATCTTAGCTTTATTTTCTAAAAAGATTGGGATTGAATTACCTTCTGATGTTTGGACTTGTCTAAATATTGGACTTGGTGGTTATGTAGTTGGTAGATCAGGAGAATCTATTGCTAGAACTTTAGCTTCAAGACCAAAACCAAACGATCAAGAAAATGGATAGTCTAAAGTTAAGCGACCAAACTCAAGTATCTTTACCTATTAAAAACATAGTAGCTATTGTATCTGCTATCGTTGTAGCTGTTTGGACTTATTTTGGAATCGTTGAAAGACTTAACAGACTTGAAACTAATGAGAAGCTAATGTCGCAAGATCTTTTAAAAAAAGCAGAACAAACTCCTAAGAACCAAGAAATGTATATGTTGATTGAGTATCAAGCAAAATCAATAGATAAACACTCAAAGCAACTTGAAGAAAACGTACATACTAAAGTTATTATTAATCAATTAGAAAAAAAAATAGATAAATTGGAGAAGGAATTAGATTCATTAAGAGGTAAATAATGATTGAAACAGTATTTGCTTTGTTAATGTTTTTAAATGGAAAGCTAGAAGGTTATTCTCCAAAAGCCAATGTTGCAGATTGCTTAGAGCAAAAACGTAAAGTTGAACGTGATGGAATAAATGATGTTACCAAATGGCAGTGTAAAGAAATAAAAGCTATTATAGAAACTGATAAGCATGGAATTAAAAGAATTAAAGAGATTAAAGAATGAACTTCTATCTAATTACCTACGCAATAAGCTTTGTTAAGGTAAATGATGAAAACATAAAAGAAGATATTGCTCATTGTAGATTCTTTGATACTGACAGCTTTGTAAATGCCAGTTCATTTCTAGCTTCATTAAAACAAGTTAAAAAACTTAGAATTACTGGAGTTGAATTTGAAGTAGAAGAATGTGGTTGGTACGATTATTATGAAGATATTTCAAATACTATTCACTAAATCTGAACTTCAAAGTATTCTATACCATCATTTGGAAAGCTTTTTAATTGCGATTTTGGTAATAGCTTTAATATTTGATCTACACTTTTAAATATAATCTTATCAGCTAAAGGAAAGCAGATTGTAAACTTAGTATGATAGTTTGTAAAAGATTGCTCAAAATAAATATATCTTTTAACATCTCTAACTTTAATCTTGGTTAAAGTCTTACCACCTTCCCAAGTTGCGTTCTTTAATTCAACAAAGAACTGCTCTTGCTTATGTGCTTCTTTAGGTGCGTAAACGAAGTAGTCTGGGAAAGCTTTGATAAGGGTTGGGAGTTTGGCAAACAAAGGTATAACACTTTCAGCGAAAGATTGAGAATCATTAACAGCATTAAGACCAAGCTTCCTATAAAGATAGCCACGACTATTGCAATACTGAACGAAACGATCTTCACTAATGTTAAGATAATTCTTAGTGCGATTTTCATAAGACTCATGGTTAAAGTTTTC